TGCACATCACCATGAAGAAGCACACAAGTGGATTCAAAGCGCAATCCGGCATCCTGGTGCGCTACACAAAGAACTAGGCGTGCCAGAAGGCAAAAAGATCCCAGCTAAGAAACTAGCTGCCGCTGCCAAAAAGCCAGGCACGGAGGGCAAGCGTGCACGTTTGGCTGAGACACTAAAAGGACTTAAGAAATGAACACCAAGAACCCTTACGCTAAAGAAAACGTAAACGTAGCACAAGGACCACGTGTAGGCAATACCGGCCCACGTGCCGGCAAGCGTGGCGTATTCTTAGATGCCAAAGCCGAACGTCAACCTTTAGCTGACGAAATTGAACGTGCATTTGCCGCACGTGATCGAGAACTAGAAGCCAACCCTGGAGAGCATGAAGTCGCAGAGTCAGGTGGCATTGATAGTAATAGTCAAGTCAAGAGATTTGCTGCTCGCAAGAATCGTTACCGAGACTAAACCCGTCAAGACTGGGCCGCCAGGGTCCCTTCTCTCTTTACTCTACTGGCGGCATATTTTATTATAAGGAATTGAAATGAAGAAACCCACCACCACTGCCTCTACTGAAACATCAGCTTGGGATACTCCCGCACCAGAGGCCACTGAAACCGAATCTGTAAAACCCACCGATCCCACAGTAGAAAAGATCAAATCAGCTGTTGAGAAATTTGATCAACCTGCACGTCGCACTGACTTAGAATTTGACATGGAAGGCCTAATGACAGACTTTCCCACAGCTAGAGAATTAGAAAAGTTTGTGTTTGATCAAACTGGCGTAGTGCTTAATTTAAAAGGCCGAAGCAACCGACTCAAATATCAAATTGCACTTGATGTGCTGACGGGTTCAGCTCCACCTGTAGAAGTCTTAGGTGAAGAAAATCCTTACTTGGATAAGAATGACATTATACCAGTAGACAAACTACGTGAGTTTTTCCCACCATGTCAGGCCGTTCAAGGCGTGCCCATGGTGGCCATGTTTCAAAGCAAACAGTTTCCACATCCAGATCCTGAATGGAAAGCATCGGGACAAAAGTGTGATACTGTGTTTAAAAAGTATGCCAACACGGTCATAACTTATGAAATCATTGGACCAGTTGCGGCTCGTGCTGTTGGTGTGCGTGTCAACAAGTTTGGCAAGGAAGTGCCTGAAAAATATACTTGGATTGATCCACGCACAGGTGAGCAAGTGTTGCGTGATGAAGCCGGTAGACTAACTCCCATTGGCACACGACTAAAGGCTGCACTACAACGTGCCCGAGTTAACAAAACAGACTTTTGGTCAGCTTGGATTGACCGTGACTTCATGTTCACTGGCGATGGCATGAGCAAGTTGGATAGTCCTTGGGAAGTTTAAATGGATCCTGTTGAACGCGCCACCCTAAGTCTAAAGCAAACACAAGACGTCAAGATCATGCAGAAGGTCAATGCAGTCAATCGCGATGCCTTCTTGATCAAATATCCCGGACAGGTAGAACACTGCCTGCGTCTTGTTATGGAACGCCTACAGGCCGGATTAGACAAGCGTGATGGTGTGGACATCAACAATCCAGATACCTGGCGCATGAGCACCCTGGAATTGCGTGATCTAGTTGAAGCCGCACATGCGCTGAATGAAATCCGTCGGGGTTTCTAATGCTAGACACAGCCGTTTTGATGCGTAGGGCCATTAGGCAAGTGTGTGATGACTCGGGCCTAAAGCCCAACAATCTGGGATTCATGACACACGCGGTGCGCAGTCAGTTTCAAGAACTGTGCATGACAGTTCAAGAAGACATGCGTTACAATCAACTACGGTATTTTAGACCATTTGATCATCAACGTAAATTTTTTAGAACTGGTGCCAGTGAACGTCGTGGTATCCTGGCTGCCAACAGGATTGGTAAAACAGTTAGCACATGTTATGAAACTGCCATGCACTTGACTGGACTGTATCCTGACTGGTGGGATGGCCGACGTTTCAATCGCAACATCACTGCCATGGTGGCTGGTGAAGGTTGGCAACAGGTGGCAATGGTTCTGCAACAAGAATTGTTGGGCACACAAGATGTCAAGATTGTGGAAGCCATAGGCACAGGTGCCATACCACGTGATTGCATAGTGACTGAAACCATGCGCAATGATGGAGCTAACTGTATTGGTGTTGAGATTAGGCATGTGTCAGGAGTCAACAGTTATTTGATATTTGCCAACTACACACAGGAAGTGCGTCAGATGCAGGGTTTCAAATTGAACCTTGCGGTGTTTGATGAACAACCACCAGATGACTTCTTCAGTGAGATTGTAACTAGAACTGCAACCACACAAGGTCAAGTGTTGTGTAGCTTTACACCATTAAAAGGTTTGAATGGTCTGGTAAGTAAGTTCTGGCATCAAGAAGAAGGTTACGAACACATTAGAGTAAGTTGGGATGATGTTCCCGAATACGATCCCTGGGGCGAACCATTCTTATTAAATTCTACGAGGCAACAACTTGAACGAGATTATCTCCCACATGAGCGTGATGCTCGTCGTAATGGTGTTCCTGTTATGGGCCGAGGAGCTGTGTTCCAGATTAGGAATTGGCCCGTCTACCGAACTGGTGATTATGATTTCCGCAATACTAGTGGGATCCATCGTATCATTGCACTTGACTTGGGCCTGGTCAATGACAAGACTGTAATCAGTTTGATGTATTGGCAACCCGAAGATCAAGAAGCCTGGTTGCATCATCAGATAGTTGTGAAAGGCACTGAAGAAGCCAATCCCATGAACTACATCAATCACCTAATGCGTCCAGAAGTATTTGGCACACCCATAGTCCTGCCTGCAGATGCTGGCACACAGGGACGATACACCATGAACAGTTTAAGCATACGACAGTTATTTGAACAGTATGAATTAAACGTCCACCCTGATGCTATTATGAATCCACCAGATGATGCGGGACGTAGAACCAACCACAAGAGCTTTGGTATTAATGTGATGCGTCAGATGTTGGAATTGGCTACATTACACGTGAATGAAAACTGTGTGGAATTTTTGCGGGAAGCACAAAACTATTATGTTGATAACCGAGGACGCTTTAGTGATCCCGATGACTGCATTGATTCAGCTCGTTATGCCCTCATTGGATGCTTACAGGGCTTGGCCGAACCCTACGATGGACGTAGCCCACAACAACGTTTTGCGGCCTATAGACACAACTATCAATCTGCAAAACACCAACGTGAAGCCGACCGACCCACGTGGAAACAAGCATGGAATCCTGCTGGCTAATTAACTAGCTAAATAATACAATAACCTAGGATAAATTCCCCATGTTGGATCTGAAAAACGTAGTCATCAGTAACTTAAACAATCACAAGGGCATGATGGCCCGCTTTGTTCGAATGAAAAGTTTACTGGATGCTAAATGTGCGGCTAACTTGCGTTTGTTGGCCACAAAGAACAATATCAATCGTGCCAGTGATTATCATTATCTTAATTTGGCTGTTACACAATCTACTGAACCTGTTAACGGCATTGACTATATCCATCCAGTTGTCAAACCTGTTGTGGATTATGCCACTGCTGTTATAACCAAAGGCATTGCGCAAAACGGTGAGATCAACTTTGAGTTCATTGCCGACAATGAAGCTGATGAAACTGCCGCACGCCAAGCTACCGAAATGGTGCACAAGTTGGTTAATCAAAACAATGATCCACACACTATCCTACAACACTGGGTAATGGATGCTTGCTTGCATAAGAATGGTGAAATGTTGATATCACCCATGCGTGAGCAAATTGTGCGTTATGTTACCACATCAGGAACATTAGATCAACTGAGTGCATTTGAACAACAGGCCAATGAAGCTGGCCTAACTGCACTACAACAAAGTCGTCGCAAGAGCCATGTGGACATGCCCACTGTGCTAAAAGAAATGCAAGACTTTATGAGTGCGGTGCCCAATGATCAACAAGAAGCACTGCTAAATCATCACATTGAACATGCTCGATTGTTGGCCAACGGTAATGAAGAAGATGCTGCCGAAATGGCACCACCAGATGTTGTCAGTGAACAGTTTCCCAGTGAAATGACTGACAGTATCAGTCGCAACACAATTTATGAAGCCAAGTATAAACTAACTGGCTACAACCTAAACATCAAGTTTAGACCTATTGCACAACACTATTGGATGTGTGATCCTACAGTTATTGAAATTCAAGAACAACCATTCTGTGGTTTTTACAAACCAATGAGCATTCAGGAAGCAACAGAATTGTATCCTGACATTGATCTAGAGGAGTTCAAGATCTATGCCGAATATTCAAACGTGGGAGCTTATCAGGCTGGTAGTTTGCTTAACAATCTTGCCCTTCACGCTAGGGATAGTGTTCCTATTAATGGTTTACCAGCTCAGGGTTACGCGGCTCAAGAACCCGAAGCTAGACAAGTCACTGTGCTTACAGTCTGGAACAGATATGACATCGACGGTGACGGCGAACTTGAGCTTGTCGAACTTATCTACTCGGGTCAATACGTTATCAGTGCAAGAGAAGTAGAATTCATTCCTGTGGCCAACATGGTTCCCAAACCCTTGGCACAAAACTTCTATGGTATGGCCATTGCTGAATCAGTTGTGCCCATGCAAGAGTATGCCACTGCCGGTCACCGTGCTGAAATACAATTGGGCTT